TCAGGCCTGCAGCGTCCTCGTCTCGCCGCCGCGCTTGCGCGGGGCCATCATATCGCTGGCCATCAGTCCGGTGACGCGGCAGAACGACATGAACGCCCGGCAGGCATCCTCGGTCTTGACCACGTCCACCGTGGCGCCAAAGCAGGCGTTGAAGGCCTTCTGATAGACCGGTCCCTGACGGCGCGCCGGCCAGTCCTGAAGAAAATCGAGCGCCTGCTCGACGCTGTAGATCTCTTCGACCGGTAAGCCGGAGCCGGGCGCGATGCGCACGGGCACCTTGAATTGCAATCTATCCATCCGACATCTCCCGAACTGGCGTCGTCCAGGAACGCCGTTCGTCGTCAAAAGTTGCTCTGATCCTCTTGTGGCGCGGGAATGTGTCGCCACTGCGGAAGCAGGCGCTTGTCACGGCGCCCGCGCGTTCCAGCCCAGGCGTCCCGCCAGCCTTCGGTCGCGGCCGCCTTGGAGCCAGCGGCTACTGGTTGGCGGGATCGGTCTCCGCGTCGAATGCCATGCGCACCGCCACAAGCAGCACGAGCGCCGACGGGACGGCGAAAAAGAGGCCGAGCACGAGCGCGCCAAGCGCCGACAGGCCGAGCGTCTCGGCGACCGCCCAATAGACGGTTCCGATGCAGATGAGTGCCTGGACGGACAGGAAGGAGGCGGCGGCGAGCGCCCGCGAGAGGCTTTTGAATGTCTTGATGCGTTGCATTGAAATTGATCCGGAAACGACGCGTCCCGCGACCGGCGCGAGGCCAATGGCCGCCGCACGCATCGCGATGCGGACGGGATGAAAATGAAGGTGAAGTCGCGGTTCTGGACCGCTCAGGCCGGATTGGACGGCGGCGCGCGCGGCTGATTGGTGGTCGCGCCGGGGGCGGAAACCGCCCTGTATCCGGCGACAATCATCGCCGTCGAGGTCCGATCGAACCTAAGGAAAACCGTTTGCGGAGCCGGAAGGGCAGGATGGCCGCCGGCGAACTTGGGCAGCACCGGCCGGGTGGCGCGAACCTCCAGCGCCTGTGTCTTGCCGGCGACGCGCAGCAGCGCCGCGACCTCGCCCGACCGCTCCACCCCGACGCTGGCGCCACCCTGTGCGGCTCTCGCGAAGGCCGGTAAATCCGGCCGGCCGAGACACAGCATCGCCAGCAGCACCAGGCTCACCAGGCATGAGCAGGCTGTCGTCAGCCGCGCATCAAGCGATCTGGCGCTGTCCGTCGTGATGTAACGCGCAAGATCGGATGGCATCTGCCGGCTAAAGCTGGGAAAAGGTGATAATCGGCGGGAAGAGCCGCCAGAAGCCCGGAAAACAAAGGAGTTGCGGGAAAACGGCGGGGCCGGAAGCGCCGACGCCCAAAAACCGGCCGCGCAACTTCACTTGGCACCAAAACCCAGCGGCGGCGCCGACCGCGCAAGATCGGATGGCATCAGTTTTTCCAACCGGGCGGCGTCGTGTCGGCAATGAGGTTGATCTTGGCGCCGACGTGGCCGCACTCGGTACAGATCGCCCGGCGGCCGATCTCCTGGTCGTTGATGTAGACGTAATCGGCACCAAACAGCTGGATCAATTTATCAAGGTTCAGCCTTCGGCCATGCCCGGCGTCCGGCGCGTTGCAATGAGCGTAAAGGCCCATGCCGTGATCCCGCAGATCGCCGAGCGTTTCGATGGTGCCCTTGTAGTATCTGTCGCCCACGGTCAGTTCAACGCCAGAGCGGCAGGGCGAAAGAGCTTCAGCGCAGCACCTATGGCCTGCAAAAGCGCGTCCGATGGGGCATTGAGCATCCGAATTGTATCGGGCTCGTCACCGGGCACGCCAGCGATGGGGATCAGCTGGTAGTCGCCATCGAATGGCGGAATATCGGCATTCGTGGCGTAGAACGTCAGGCCAGGAAAGCGTTCGGCCAGGAACGTCTCTATGCCACGGAGCGCCTCGATCGCCCGGAAGATACCGGATGGCGGCCAGATGACGAAGCTGGTGACTTCCGTGGCGCCGGGCTTTTCCGACAGGTCGATGGCCGAATGCATGAGAACCTCCTTTTTGGATGTTCTCATTTTGTTCAGGGCCAACCAAGAGTCAATGGACCTCAGATCGTGCCGCCGGCCCAACGCACGCGACCGCCGATGATCAGCTCCTGCTGTTCGCCCAACGGCACCTCCTCGGTCTCGTACCGCGGATTGTCGCTCTTCAGCAGCAGCAAGCCGGAACGCAGCATTTGCAAGCGTTTGAGCCGCACCAGGCCGCCGTAGACCAGAACGTAGATCGCCTCGTCGATAAATTCGCGAATTGAGACGTCGACGATCATCAGGTCGCCGTCGTTGATGGTCTCCCGCATCGAATCGCCCTTGGCGACCATAAGCCTCGCCGATTTCGGGCTGACCCCGATCCGCCGAAGCCATTCCTCCCGGAAGGCAAAGATGTCCGGCTCGCTTTCATCATAGAGATCGAGGCTGCCGGCGCCGGCGCTCGGCCGGATGTCGATCTTTGGCACCGAGATGAAGCCCTCGGGCGTTCCGCCGCCCATCACCATGATGCTGTGGCCCTTGCCTGGCCGCATCGGCCCGCGGCCTGCCGCGAGCCAGTCGAGAGTGACGTTTGCCGCACTGGCGATGATCAGCAGATTGTCCAGCCCGGGCATCGACCCCAAGAGGTAGCGCCTAATCGTTGAATCCCCGATCCCCGATCTTTGCGCAAATGCGTGAGGTGATTCGTCGCCAAAGGCCAGCATCAGCCTTTCCGCGAAGCTGGACTGTGCCTCTGTCGAACTCTGACCGTGCGTCAGAGTTTCCATGGGTGCGGCGATGAGCTCAGTTATCATAGCGTTCTCAACGGTTTAATCGCCATTTCCCCGCTTTGCGCAAGCTTCCGAACTCTGACGCGCAAATGTTTGCTCAATCCGGTTGCTCCCCTTGCGCAATTGTGCGACATTAGTCGCGACTAGTGTTGTTTAAAACTTTAACCATCCGGACCTCTGCAAAGGGCCGGACGATCGGTGGAGCCGCCATGAACACGCCTCAGGTGTGGGACCGTCACGCCATCAACGCCGAGCTTCGGCGCCGTGGCATGAACCTGACCGGGATCGCCCAAGATGCTGGTCTTTATTCCAGCGCCTGCAGGCAAGGCATCATCGGATTGAGCCGCCCAGGTGCCGAGGCCATCGCCGCCGCCCTGGATATCCCTTTCCGAACCCTGTTCCCGACTCTCTACACAAGAGGCCGTCATGACGAGGTGGAGACTACCAGCACCGCCATCAACAGCGGAAGTGCAAAAGTTGCACTCATTTTAGACACCGCATCCGGGGCGCCCTGAGCCCGCTGTCTAGCGCGAAGCAAATCGCAGACGGCGGAAATCAATCGGGGGACCTGCGGACGTGACGACTTCTACCAAAATCAAGATTGCTGAAATTCGGGTGCCTGCCAGCCGTCGCCGGCTCGACCCGGCCTGGGTGGCGACCATCATGGCCGACATCCAAGCCGGCAACGGTCACATGGTGCCGATCGAGGTGGTGCCCGAGAAGACAGAGGGCTACGAATATCGGTTGATATTCGGCGGGCACCGCCTGGCCGCCGTCGCGGGCCTCGGCCTTGCCGAGATCGACGCATTCGTCAAAGACCCCAAGGACGTCGCCACCGAAACGCAGATCCGCAAGCGCGAGATCGCCGAGAACCTGATCCGGCGCCAGTTGTCGGTTCTGGACCGGGCGAAGGACATTGCCGACTGGCGCGACATCTACGACGCCGAGCACGGCACCGGCAAAACCGGGCGCAAGAAGACAAGAGAGATCGTCGAGGATGACGAATTGAGTGCAAAGTTTGCACTCAATTTCTCCGAGGCCGCGCAGGCGGTGCTCGGCATATCCCGCCGCAGCGTCTTCCACGCGCTGAAGATCGCCACCATTCCGGAGGCGATCCGCCAGGACATCTCTCTCCACCCGGTCGCCAACAGCCAGACCGACCTGCTGCAGCTGGCGGCCGAAACGCCGGAGCGCCAAGCCGCCATCGCGCGCCTGCTGAGCATGGAGGCGGCCGACGCGCCGCAGACGGTCAGCGATGCGATCGCCGTTATCGATCGGACCTCAAAACCCGCAACCACCCCGAAATGGGAGAAGGTCGCCACCGAGTTTTCCAAGCTGAAGGAGAGCGAACAGGACCGCTTCTTCACCCTGCACGAGGCCGCCATCAAGCGGTGGCAGAAGGGGCGGAAGAGCTGATGGTCCGCTCCCGCCGCGATCAACTGACCGCAGACCTGTTCGAATGGGAACCGCCGAAGGTCGCTGTCGGCTATGGCGCCGATGTCGCCGGCCGTGGCGATCTCGACAACCAGATTTCGCGGCTGGTGAGCCGTGCGCTCCGCGATTGCCGCGACGAGGGCAAGGGTTCGCGCGCCGATATCGCCCGCAGCATGACGGTCTACCTCGGCCGCCAGGTGTCGGAGGGCATGCTCAACAAGTGGTCGTCGGAAAGCAGCGACGAACACCGCATCCCGCTCGACGCCTTCATCGCCCTTATCGACGCCAGCCAGGCTGACGGCCTGCTCGGCTTCGTGCCTGAAAAGTTCGGCTACGCGGTGGTTCCCGAGAAGTACGCCGACATCATCGAAATCAGCCTGATCGAAGAACACGAACGCGACATCGCCGCCCGCAAGACGGCGCTGATCGCCCGCTCAAAAGGCAAACGCTGAAAGGTCCTGCGAATGAACGCTCTCTGGCTTCTCGGCTTCGCGATCGGATCGGGGTTCTATGGCCTGCTCCTGATCGGCCTGCATCTCTTCTTCACCAGCCGCCAAGGCCCGCGCGCGGCAGCCGGCGCCGTCTTCCGCGGCCGCATGCGCAAGCATGTCCTGAAGGGGTGGATCTGGTCATGACGAAATGCGCTGCACCGGCCTGCCGGAATGACGCTCCTGGCCGTCACGGGATTTTCTGCGTCGATCACTATTTCCAGCTGCCGAAGACCTACACCGGCATGCTCACGCGCATGAAGATCGAGTGCGGCCGCTGCGAAGATGCCGACACGCGCAAGCATCTCGACGAGCAGCTCGCTGCCTACATCAACGTGGTCGTCGGCAAGCTCCCCCAACCATCCCCCGAGGCGCGCAACTCCCAAGCCGCCCTCGACAGCGCCCGCCGCTCCCCCAACGAGCCGGCGGCGGGCGCTCCTGATCAGCGGAGGCTCTTCTGATGGCTGACGGCACCGACATCGAATGGACGGACGCGACCTGGAACCCGATCACCGGCTGCCAGGTCAAATCGCCGGGCTGCAAGTTCTGCTACGCCATGAAGCTCGCCGGCACACGGCTGAAGCACCACCCCAGCCGCGAGGGCCTGACGGTCGACAGCAAGAACGGCCCGGTCTGGACCGGTGAGGTCCGCTTCAACGAGGCCTGGCTGACCCAGCCGCTGCGCTGGGCGAAGCCGCGGATGATCTTCGTCTGCGCGCACGCCGACCTGTTCTACGAGGCCGTGCCGGACGAGTGGATTGACCGCGTTTTCGCAATGATGACGCAGGCGCCACAGCACATTTTCCAGGTGCTGACTAAGCGGCCGGATCGCATGCTGGACTACCTCCAGCGCGTTGATACCGAACCGTTCCATGAAACGGTCCGCCGCTTTGCCAAGGCATTGCCGCGTTTGCCGCGCATCATCGACATGACGCTGCCTTCGCCACATATCTGGCTCGGCGCCAGTGTCGAGGACCAGGCGCACGCCGAGGAGCGCCGCTCCAGCATGCGTCAGCTCGCCGGGTTGGGCTGGAAAACATGGGTTAGCTACGAGCCCGCGCTAGGCGCGGTGGACTGGACCGGATGGCAATTCCTCGACTGGATCGTATCCGGTGGCGAAAGTGACAGCGACGGCCATAGCGCCCGCCCGCACCATCCAGCCTGGCACCGCGCCACCCGCGATTTCGGCGCAGCACATGGCATCCCGTATCTTTTCAAGCAGTGGGGCGCGCATCGGCCGCTGACCCCGGCAGAACACAACCAGGCCTGCGGCGCAGTCCTGGTCGGAAACGACGCGTACGACCGGGACGCTTATGTCCTGCGCGTCGGCAAAAAAAGCGCCGGTCGCTTGCTCGACGGTCGCACCCATGACGGCTTTCCGCAGGTGTCGGCGTGAAAGACTGGCTGACCGCCCGCGAGATCGCCACCGAGGCATTGCCGGACATGCCGCGCACCGAAAGCGCTGTCATCCGCATGGCCCAGCGCGAAGGCTGGGCCGATCGGCTCACCCAGGCTCGTGCCCGTGCTGGTCGAGGCGGCGCCACCGAATATCACGTCTCGCTGTTTCCAACGCTCGCCCAGGTCGCCTATCAGCAGCGCCACATCGTCATCGAACTGCCGGTGAAGCCCGCCAAGGCCTCGCCCGACACCAGCCTATCGGCGCGGGGCGAGCTGGAGCGCGACGCGCGCCTGGCGATCGTCGCCGCCTTCGAGAAGTTCTCGCGCGGCATGCAGCTCGGCTACGCTACGCGCGTCCAGGTCTTCACCGACAAGTACAACGTCGGCTCGCTCACGATCGAGCCTTGGGTGGTGGAGATCATTCCGAGCCTGTCCAAGCGCTCGCTGGCCCGCTGGCAGTCGCAAAAACGCGACGGCAAGGTCAACGCCCTGGCGCACGATCCCGCCCAGGCGCGCAAGGGAACCGGCGTTCTCGAAACCGCCAATGATGGTGCCGTTCGCGCCTTCATGCTGGCGCTTATCGCGCACCAACCGCATCTGTCGGGGCATCACGTCCGCACGCTCTGCCGGTCCGAATTTGGCGACACGCTGAAGGCGCTTTCAAAGGGCATTGAAACGGTCATTCCCATGCCGCCGGTCCGCACCTTCCAGCACGCGCTGAAGGGGCTGAAGGAAAACCATAAGGTCGAGCTTTTGAAGCTCACCAATCCCGATCGATACCGCTCTCACATGGCGCCGGCCGGCGTCGGCATGCTGCGCCACGTCACAGAACCGAACCAGCTCTGGCAGATCGACGCCTCGCCGGTCGACGCGCTGTGCACCGATGGCCGCCACGCCGTCTACGCCTGCATCGACATCGCCACCCGCCGCACCGTCTGGCAGCTGTCGAAGACGCCGCGCGCGTCCGCCGTCGCCCTGCTGATGCGCAAGGCGATCCTCGAATGGGGCGTGCCGAAGGATGTAACCACCGATAACGGGTCCGACTTCGTGGCCCGTGATACCCAGCGCCTGTTTCTTTCGCTCGACATCAATCCCGACAGGTCGGACGCCTACTCGCCCGAACAGAAAGGCCACGTCGAGCGCGCCATCAAGACCTTCCAGCATGACGTCGGGCCGCTGCTGCCGGGATTTGTCGGCCACTCGGTCGAGGATCGGAAAGCGATCGAGAACCGCAAAAGCTTTGCCAAGCGCCTTGGTGAAACGGAGGCTGTGACGTTCAGCGTATCGCTTGGCGGCCCGCAGCTGCAGAAGCACATCGACGACTGGGCGCGTCTCATCTACCAGCATCGGCCCCATGCAGGCCTGGACAAGGTCACGCCGTTCGCCAAGGCGCTTTCCTCGTCGGCGCCCGTGCGCACGGTCAACGAGCGCGCGCTGGACCTTCTGCTGATGCCGGTCGCTGGCTCGGACGGCCAGCGCATCGTCACCAAGCTCGGCATCCGCATCGACGGATATCACTACATGACGCCGAGGATCTTGCCTGGCACCGCGGTGTTCGTGCGACAGGACCCCAACGATGCGGGCCGCGCCTATGCGTTCGCCCAGGACGGCGCAGAGTACCTCGGCGAGGCCGTTTGCCCCGAGCTGTCGGGCATCCATCCCGAGACCTTGGTCCGCGCCGTCAAGGAAATTCGCGGCGAACTGGTGGACGATCTGACCCGCGACCTGAAGGCCGGGATGAAGAAAATCGCCAAGGGCGCGCCGCTGATTGAACGCGCCCTGGAAGTCGCACGCCGCGATGTACCCAACGTCATCCCGCTACCGAAGCGCGAAGAGGCGCATTCCACGCCGCAGATCAGCGCGGCGATCGAAGCGCTCGGCGAACGGCTCGCCCCGACCCAGACTCTCGACGCCGCCGCCGCTGCCGCACACCGCCGGCTGATTGCCGACATGCGCGCCGAAGAGGAAGCCGAGCTGGTGGCGAGCACCGACGCGATACTGAAGGCCCGCCAGGCCGAAATCGAGGCAGAGCGCACAGCTCATCTGCCCACCAACGTCGTCGCCCTGCCGGAAACGGCGATGGAGCGCTACCGCCGCGCGCTGCTGTTCCGCGACCGCATGAAGACCGGCGAGCTGTCGGCCCCGGATGCCATGTGGCTCGGCGGCTACGTGATGTCCGCGGAGTTCAAGGCCCAATCGATCATCCATGAGGATTTCGGGGACGCGTACCTGTCCTGAGTAACGGCAAAGGCCCGGTCTGCAAACCGGGCCTCTCCGAAAGAACGGCCGCGCGATGCGGCCAACGACGCAACGAGGAAAATGATGAACGAACCCACGAAAGTCAATCGGCCCGCGCCGCTTAAGAACGTCGCCGCCTTCGCCACGCTGCTCCAGACGATGGTCGAGCGCGATCCGAAACTGCCCGGCCTGGGCGCTTTCTTCAGCCCGTCGGGATGGGGCAAGACAGAGTCGGCCATCTACGGCGCCAACCGCTACCGCGCCGCCTATGTCGAGTGCGGCCAGTTCACCACGGCCCGCTCGCTACTCTGCGACATTCTCAGGGAACTCGGCGAGCCCAATCCGCGTGGCACGATCGAGGATCTGAAGAACAAGGCGATCATGCTGATGGTAGCCGACCCGCGCCGGCCGCTGATCATCGACGAAGCCCACTTCATCGCCCACAAGCGGTTCGTCGACCTCATGCGCGAGCTCTCCGACAAGTCTGGCGCGCCGGTCATAATGATCGGCGAGGAGAACCTGCCGCGTCTCCTGGAGGCGTTTGAGCGCGTCCACAACCGCGTCCTCGAATGGCTGCCGGCCGTGCCATGTGACGCCGTCGACTTCGAGCTGCTTGTCAAGAACCGCTGCAACGGCGTCACCGTCGCGGCGGATCTAGCCGCCGCCATCCTCGACAAGACCAAGGGCAACACGCGGCGCATCGTCATCAACCTCGCGACCGTCACCAAGGTGGCACAGCTGACTGGTGCGAACTCGGTCGACCTCGCGGCCTTCGGCGGTGCCGGCGTCATCAACGCGACGCCGAAATTCAGCGCGAGGCGGGCAGCATGAGCCTTCGCGCTATTGTGGACATGGTGCAGATCAGCATCGCCGTACCGCGTGGCGAGGCCGGCTATTGGTCGATCATCCGAGATCTCGACCTCGTCGGCCCCTGGACGGTGCGCGAGATCTGCGACCGGACAAATGTCAGCACCAGCCTGGTCGGCAGATACGTTCGGCGGCTCAAGCTCGCCGGCATCGCCCAGGTCGTCGAAACGAGAGCAGCCAGCAATGTGGGCGGCGGCAATCTTCCCGCAACGGTCATCTACCGTCTCGCCAAGCGCCCAGTAGTCGCCCCTCGCATCTCGCGCGACGGCAAGGCGATGCCGGAGCTGGGCATAGAGCAGCTCTGGCGCGCCATGAAGATGGCCAAGGTGTTCAGCCTTGACGATCTGTCGGAGCATTGCCCCCACGTCTCGCGGGGGACGGTAAGGGCATATCTCCAGGCGCTGTCAGCCGCTGGCATCGTGGCGGGCAATCCAGCGGCCTATCGCCTGGTCCGGAACCTCGGCCTTCAGGCACCGAAAGTCCTCGCCACCAAGCTGGTCTACGATCCGAACAGGAAAGCGGTCGTCGGCCCGTCGGTCACCTTCGAGGTGAAGCCATGAACCGGGGACCGGCAAAGGAGCAGCGGCCGGCTTTCGGCTCCTACATTTCGAACGCGACGAAGGCCTGGTGCCCGCTGCCCGATTGGGTCGAGGAGCTGGCCCATCTCGCCGACGCCACGTCGCTGAAGGCGGCGGCGCTGAAGATCGGCTACAGCCACTCGGCGGCGTCGACCATCATCAGCGGCAAATACAAGGGCGACCTCGGCCGCGTCGAGCAGATGGTGCGCGGCGCCCTGATGGCCCTGACCGTCGATTGCCCGGTGCTGGGCGAGATCGGCCGCGACCGCTGCCTCACCGAACAGAAAGAGCCGTTCCGCGCCACGTCGCGGCATCGCGCCCAGCTTTTCCACGCCTGCAAAATCTGCCCCCAAAGGAGAACACAGTGATGGGCGAAAGAATGTCCCTCGAACTGTCGGACGGCCTTGCCGAAATCGACGGCCTGCTTGCTGAATTCCAGCACGAACCACGCATCCTCGATCCCAACGATGCCCGTATTCTGAGCGACCGCATCAAGCAGCTTCGCCATGCGGCCCGCGCCCTGGAGAACCGGCTAAGCGCCCAGCTCTGGAACGACGCCGCGCGCGTTGAGCGCGACGCCGAGGCCGAGCGCATCGCTGAGGCGGCTTTCCAGCCAGGTTCGAACATTCGCCTTTTCCCGGTGATCCCACGCCCGTTCTCAGACGGCCGGCCGGGAGGTCGCGCATGATGGCGGCTTTTCCAGGCCACAACGCCCAGGCCCTGGCGTCGCGGCTAATCGACAAGATCCTTCCGATCGTCGCCGCCGATATCGAAGCGATGAAGCGGGAACGGGCCGGTGAGGAAGCCGTCATGCGTGCATGCCGCGATGTTGGGGCTGCCGTCGACCGGCTTGACCAGATGAAGTTCGGACCGGGCGAACTGCCGGCGCGGAAGTCCCTCGAACGCAAAGCGCGGGCTCTCGCTCGGGCTATGGAAAGGTATCGCGATGCCCGCAAGTGAAGCGCTTCTAGCCGCGGTCTCCAGGCTCGACATGATCGAGCTGTGCGGCCGGATCATCTCCAACCCCGAGCGCAACGCGCCCAGGGCGACGGCCGCCGAGGTCTTTGCCCTGGCCAAGGCCACCGAGGGCCTGTGGGCGATCGTCCTTGAAGCCAACCTCCTCGTCAGCGCGCTCGAGCAGTCAATGCCGTGGGCCAGCGAGGACGCCGAACACCACGAGTACGTGGTCGTGCAGATGGCCGCAGTCCGCGACCTTCTGGCCTTCATGCACCCAATCCAGATCCATCAGGAGAACGATCATGCAAGCAGCAACTGAAGCCGTCTCCACCGGCGCCATCGTCGTCGGCGGCAAGTCCTACATGCCGGACGCCAAGGGCAACCTGGTGCCGATCGAGGCCATCAAGCCCGTCCACAAGCTTGAGGACGAAACCGTTCGCAAGATCATCGGCCACGCCGTCGAACTGTCGGCGCAGATCGGCCGGTTCAAGGAACACACGTTCGACGACCTGTCTTCTTTCGAGGCCCTGCTCGCCCAGGAGTATGGCGCGACGAAGGGTGGTGCCAAGGGCAACAAGACCTTCATGACCTTCGACGGGTTGAAGAAGGTGGCGGTGCAGGTGGCCGACCTGATCGATTTCGGCTCGCAGCTGCAGGTCGCCAAGGGCCTGATCGACGAGTGCCTGACCGAGTGGTCGGCTGACAGCCGCACGGAAATCCGTTCGATCATCAGCAGAGCCTTCAATGTCGAGAAGCAGGGCCAGATCAACCGCACCGAGATATTCATGCTGCTGCGGCTCGACATCGAGGACGTGCGCTGGCAGCGCGCCATGGAGGCCATCCGCGACGCCATGCGCGTCATCGGCTCCAAGACCTATGTCCGCTGCTACGAGCGCGACAGCCAGGACGCCGAATGGCGCCCCGTCACCATCGACCTGGCGAGGGCATGATCATGATCAGCAAGCGCTTCAGCGTTTCCAAGGCCGATCTCATCCGCGAAGGCGAGACGTCGCGCCAGCGCCAGCTGTCGATCGTCGAGGCGACGCTCTGCAAGGCTTTCGGCGATGCCGTGGTCATCCGCTCCGGCAAGCCCTGGCTGAAAAGCCCGGAGGTCAAGCTGCGCCTGGTCGCCGCCGCGATCGTCAACGACCTGAAGGGGGTGTAGCCATGACGGCACTCTGGATCGAAACCCTTGAGCGCCTGGTGGTGCTTGTCGGCGAACAGGTGGCAGCGGCGAAAGCTGAAGCCGGCGAGTTCAGCCATGCAAACTACGACGCATGGCGGAAGCGCCATGTCGATGCCGAGACCAGGTTCATAGCCTTCTTTACCAACGAGGAAGGCGCTCGCTGGACATGCGGCGGCGGTGCCTATTCGCTGAAGATGGCTGGCCTGCGCTCAAGCTCCACCAGCGGCTACAGCGGCGCGCTGACCAACTGGCTAACTGCCGCCGAGAAGCAGATCGCGAAGGCGGACGGCGCCGCGCGCGACATGGAGCGCGAGCTGTCATGAACAATACAGCCACAGTCCTTAACCAACATGTGGGTAGCAACGGGAGGGGCCAATATTTCTCTTTGTGCCTCCGCTCTTTCGTGCCTATCGTCAACCATCTTCGCGAAAAAGGCGAAGCCGGGTTTGGTAGCCCGGCATGGAGCGCCCTGGTCGGGCGGCGCGGGAAGCCGAAAGGCTTGCCGTCTCCATGCGGTCTACCAACCCGCGTTCGTCCGGCCACCAGGGCAGGCGCGCGCGAAGCAGCCAGCAATAACAACGAAAAAGCCTTTCCCCGGGGGGAGACTAAATGTCAGGAACTCTACAGCCGATCGACCGGCTGGACTATGCAGTGCTTGCATTCGAAGGGCTCAACGACCTCGTCGCGGCGGCCCCAAATCTCCAAGAAGTTCCAATCGAAAAACTCGCGCTGCTTCTCACTCTCGTCGCCCACGAGATCCGAAGCTGCGCCGAGGAGCTACGTCGAAAACAATGACCGCCGGAGCGCGTCATGAGCGCGCTCGGGGCCATCCACGTCGCCAATAAGCAGCTCGGCCTGGACGAGGATACTGCCCGCGATCTCTATCAGCGGGTCACAGGCAAGCGCAGCCTTCGCGAGATGAACGATCGCGAACTCCAGCTCATCGTCACCGAGCACCGCCGGCAGGGTTTCAAGCCAGCTGAAAAGGGCCTTCAGGGGCCGTTTGCCAAGAAGCTCCAGGCGCTGTGGATCGCCGCCTGGAACCTCGGCATCGTCCGCGACCGACACGATGCCGCCATGCTGTCCTTCGTCAGGCGGCAGACCGGCATCGAGCACACCCGCTTTCTGCTGGACGCTGACGATGCCGCCAGGGCCATCGACGCGCTCAAGGCGTGGATGACGCGGGAAGCCGGCGTCGACTGGAGCCTGTCGGTCAGCCAGGCAGATTGGCACCGACGTGCCGGTGCAAAGATTGCACTCGCCCAATGGCAGCTTCTCTCGGTCCTGCGCGCCGTTGACCCCAACGGCTTCCGTGAGTTCGTCTGGGACAAGGCCAAGCCGCTCGACCAGATGGCTGACCGCGACTGGCCGGCCGTGATGAACAGGCTCGGCGATATGGTCAGGAAGGCAAAGGCATGAGCCCGCGAGCCGTCGAAATGGCACGTCTGCTCTGTGAACAGCTGCCGCGTGATAGCGGGCCAAGCCAAACGCAGGCCTTCGTCCTCAAGCATTTCGCCAACGACACGGTCACTGACCTTGAACGCGCCGTCGAGTTGGTGGCCGAGATCGAGGATCTCGAAGAGATCGACGAGTTCGTTGCGCAGCGAGGTGGCCGATGAGCGCGCGCCTGATCCTGACCCGCGAAGCCGCGAGTTGGCCGCCGAAATGGCAAGCAGCTCGCCGGATCTATCACGATCGCCAGCTTGGCCTGCTGTCGATCGAGCATGACGGTTCCATCGGCTGGGACGAGCTGCAGGAGATCAAGAACCGCATGGCCGGCGAAGAGGCCGCCGCGATCGAGGTCTACCCGCCGGCCGGTCGCGTGGTGAACAACATCGCCATGCGTCATCTCTGGCTGCTCGGCAGGGACGATTGGTGGCCCGATCTGGGCGGCGACGACGGCACGGCGCGGCCGAGCACGCTTCGTGATCGCTATCTCGCGGTCCAGCAGTCGACATCGGGAGGACGTTGATGAGCGACCCCGTCAACAATCCTCGTCATTACAACGGCCACCCTTCCGGCATCGAATGCATCACGATCGTCGAGCACATGGGCTTCTGCCTGGGAAACGCGATCAAATACATCTGGCGCGCCGACCTGAAGACCGACGCGATTGAAGATCTGCGGAAGGCGCGCTGGTACCTCGATCGAGAGATAGCCCGCCGGGAGGGGAAGCAATCATGAACCATGAGCCAGTCCACGTCTCCGATCACGCGATGATCCGCTACATGGAGCGGGTGCTCGGCATGGACATCGAGCAGCTGCGCGCCCACATCGCCGATGGCACACGCCGCCACCGGGGCGCGCCGTGCGTCCGCACCCTGGGCGCGCGCTTCCTGCTGATCAACGGTCGCATCGTCACCACGATTGATGGCCGCACCGTGCCCGGCCACGACGTCCTGGTGCGCCTCATCCGCGATAGCGAGGTCGTGTGAGCGACGAGCTGCGATCCGCCGAGCTGCTCCACCTGCTTGGCCAGGTGGACTTCGTGCGGCTCGCCGAAACCTATGGCGGCCGCCGGCTTTATGTGCCGGCGTCCGGCGACGGCACCGCGCTTGCCAAAGACCTCGGCGCCACGGCGGCCAAGAAGCTTGCCCGCCGCTATTCCGGCTCGTATATCCGGGTGCCTCTTGCCCGCGAGCTTCGGGCGCGGCAGTATCGCGAAGCCGGCGCATCGAACGGCGACATAGCCGGGCGTCTCGGGATCACCGAGACCGGCGTGGACAAGCTATTCCGGCGCATGCCGGACAAGCCCGTCAAGGGCAGCCGCGATCCGCGCCAGGCCGACCTCTTCTCCAGCAACTGATAGATCGCCCGCTTCGGCGGGCATGATTGCCGCCTGCCGCCAAAGGCATGGTGCTGTGAAATGGCCGGGACAACTCCCGGCCGATTTCACAGGCGGAATGTCGATCCAATGGCCACGATCATGTCCAGCACGCGTGCCAAGTCGGCGATCGCCGCCGTCCTGGCGCTCACCGGGGTCACGATCGGCGGTGTCAGCTACATCAATGGTGTCCCGGACGATGTGGTGCTGGCCTCGACGTACCTTGTCGAGCCGTGGGAAAGCGTGGCTCTGAAAGCCTATCTCGACCGGATCGCGAAGCCACCGATCTTGACGATCTGTGCCGGCGACACGAAGAACGTGAAGCCCAACATGGTTGAGACGCCGAAGGGCTGCAAGACCCGCCTTCAGACCCGGATGACCAAGGAGTTCCGTCCGGCCCTGGTCAAGTGCATTCCCAGCTTCAACAAGCAGCCGATCTCTTGGCGCGCGATGATGGACAGCTTGGCCTGGAACATTGGTGCCCGTACAGCCTGCAATTCCGGTGCGGCCGACATCGTCAATGCGGCTGTCAAGAAGGGCAAGACGCCGGATTACGTCGCCAGCTGCAAGAGGGCAACCCTCTACAATCGGGCTGGGCAAAAGTTCATCATCGGTCTGGCTCACCGCAGGGAGATGGGCGACGCCACCCGCATCGGCGAAGGCGAGCTTTGCATGTCGGGGCTCGACTGATGGGCGCGGCAGTCTGGCTCTTCCTCAAGACATGGGTGCTGCCGATCCTGACGTTCGGCATCACGCTCCCGGTGTGGGCCTTCCTGGCCGGCGGCGTCTGGCTGTCGATCGACAAGACCTCAGCCGTGCGACTTGCCGTCGACAAGGCCGTGACCGAGCTGGTGGCGGGCGCCCAACTGGACGCGCTCAAGGCCGAGGCGATCGAGGAACGCCGGTTGCGAGCCTGGAGCGACGGCAAGGCCGATGAGGCGCTCCAGGCCGCCGAAGACGAGCGCGTCGCGCGTCTCACGCTCGAAACCAAACTGACATTGACCGACGCCGACAAGAGGAAAGCCGAGGATGAACTCGCCGTGTTGCAGGGCCGCGTTGACGGCCTTGTTGATCAGCAGCTGCTTGACAGCCTGCACAACCGATAAGGCTGCGCTCGGCAAAGCCTATGCCGACAAGGCGAAGGCCGGCGTCGTTGGCGAAGCCTTGACCGAAGCCGATCGCGCCGTCGCCCAGGCGCGGCGCATGCCCGACTATCCGACCGATTGCCGCCGCCATCATCACAGTGGCGTGCAGCTCGGCGACAAGCTGGGCGTCGCCAACAAGAAAGCCGATATCGCCCTGGGCGAAGCGAACAAGCAGACCGACGCCTGCGCCGGCTGGTATGACGAACGCAAGGCCGCGAGGGAGCCCACATGAAGGGCGGCAACGCAGCCGTCGAGCTGGCGGAAGCGCGCGTCGAGGCCGAGCGCGTCGCCGGCGTCCAGCGCATCCAGGCGGCGATCCGCGCGGCCATCGATATCACCGCCTCGCCGTTCTGCGACTGCGGCGAACGCATTCCAGACGCTCGCCGCCAGGCCATGCCGAAGGCCACCAGGTGCTTCGACTGCGAAACCTTCATCGAACGACAGAGCCGGAGACGTGCCTGATGGAAGACTTGGCTGCATGGATCCCGCTGCTCTCGCCCCTCCTGTCGCTCGGGACGATCATCTACGTCTTTCTCACGCAGGGTTCGAAAAAGGCTCAGGAAGATATCGACGAGTTCAAGGATGCCATGGCCAAGGTTCTCGACGCGATCCGCCTATCGATCGCCGAAGGCCGCGCGGAAGTCGATAAGAGGCTGGAAGATCATGCCGTGCGTGTCCAGTCGATCGAGAGCGACATGAAGCACCTGCCCGACGTGAAGTCGTTCACCGACCTGCGCCTGGCCGTGGCCGAGATCAAGGGCGAAGCGGGCAAACAGGCCGAGGTGGTCAACGGCATCGCCCGCACTGTCCACCGCATGGAGAACTTCTTGCTGACCGGAAATAAGAGCGCCGCATGACCGATTTCGACGATTACCTGACCGCCGACGCTCGCCTGGTCATCCTGCGCGAGCTGAACCAGCAGACGGACGGTCGCCTCAACGAGGTGGTGCTGACGAAGGCGCTCGACGGCTTCGGGCACAACCGTTCGCGCGAGTGGGTCCGCACCCAGTTGCGCAAGCTGGCCGAGCTGGGCGCGGTCAAGGTCACCGAGATCGGCACCGTCATGGTCGCGGCCATCACCCGTAGCGGCGTCGACCACGTCGAGCGGCGGTCGATCATCGAAGGCGTGGCGCGTCCCTCGCCGGAGGCCTGAGATGGCACGCAAAGGCCGTGGGCAATTATCCCTGATCGAACGCCTGCCGGAAGAGTGCGGACCGATCATCACCTGGGCAGCGACGGCGCTTCAGGATCGCGATCGCACCCAGACCGAGATCTACGAAGAGTTCTTCCTGAAGATGCAGGCCCTGCAAGCCGAGCACAAAGGCGAGCTGGAATTCGTCATTCCGTCCTTTTCGGCGTTCAACCGTTATTCGATCAAGCTGGCGATGATGACGCGCCGGCTGGAAGACACCCGCGAGATCGCCGCGACGATCTCCAAGCGGTTCGACGCGCAAAGCTCCGACGATCTCACCCTGATCGCGGCCGAGGCAATCAAGACGCTGGTATTCGAGCTGCTGACGGATGCCGGCGAGAGCGGCCTGGCGCCGATCGGCGCCATGCAGCTGGCGACGGCGTTGAAGATGGCGACCCAGGCGCAGAGTGTTTCCAGCGATCGGCGCGTCAAGGTGGCGAAGGAATTCAAGGCCGACGTCGAGAAGGCCGTCGACACCGTTGCCAAGGCCAAGGGCATGTCGGCCGACACGGCCGAGGCGATCAAGGCGCAGATCCTCGGCGTGAGGGCGAGCTGATGCCAGCCAGGCAGCATTGCCTTGTTCCCCACTGCCGGCGCACCCGCGTGGATGTCGACGACGGCGCCTATGTTGAAGGTCTGTGGGTGCATTACTCAGAATGGGTCTGCCAGCTTCACTGGTCCGCTGTGCCCAAGCGCCTTCGGGCTCTTCATGCCGAGGCTCGTCGACGCGTGCGCCAGTCCGGATCACGGCTCTCGTTCAAGGTCGGCCTGCGGATCTGGGCTCGCTGCAAGGAAGCGTCAATAGAAAGGGCAGCTGGCATATGAGCGGCCCGATCTCAAAGGAAGAATGGGAAAAGGTTCGCCGCGAGAGCATGGCGAACCTCGACCATGTCATCGAAAGCGTTGGGCTGCCCAAGGTGCTCCTGGGCTATCAGGGCCGCACGGTCTCCCTGCTCGAAAGCACGGCCGTCCGCGTGCTGTTTATCGAGAAGAGCCGGCGCATCGGCGAGACCTGGGCGCTGGCCTCTTATGCCGTGCTGCGCGCCGGCCGCGCCAAGGATGCCGGCGGCATGGACGCCATGTACATCTCCTATTCGCAGGAGATGACGCGCGAGTTTATCGACGCCTGCGCCATGTGGGCTCGGGCGTTCGCGCATGCTGCCGTCGCCCAGGAAGAGTTCCTGTTCGACGACACCGACCCAGCCCACCCGGAAGAGACGCGGCAGATCAAGGCATTCCGCATCCAGTTCGCGTCCGGGTTCGAGATCCTGGCCTTGTCCTCGGCGCCGCGCACCCTTCGCGGCAAGCAGGGCCTGGTCATCATCGACGAGGCGGCCTTCGTCGACAGCCTGAAGGAGCTGCTGAAGGCGGCACTCGCCAACCTGATGTGGGGCGGCCAGGTCGTGGTCTGCTCGACCCACAATGGCGCCGACAACGAATTCAACGTCCAGGTGCAGGACATCCTCGGCGGCCGGTCGAAGTACAGCCATCTGAAGATCGATTTCGACCAGGCGCTGCTGGAAGGGCTTTACGAGCGCATCTGCCTGGTGACCGGGCGCGAGTGGTCGCCCGAGGCAGAAGCGCAGTGGCGCCAGGACATCATCGACTTCTACGGCGACGGCGCCGACGAAGAGCTGTTCTGCGTCCCGTCCATGGGCTCCGGCGCCTGGCTCACCAGCCCACTGATCGAAGCCCGTATGACGCTGACGCCGGAAGAGGCTCCGGTCATTCGCATCGACCTGCCGCTGGACTTCCTGCACCGGCCCGAGCTGGAACGCCGGCACCTGATGACGCCGCACCTGGACGCCATCAAGGAAGCGCGCGACGGCCTGGACGAAAACCGCCAGCACGCCTTCGGCTACGATCCGGCGCGCAAGGCCGATCCGGCGATCATGACGCTGCTGTCGATCGACAAGGTGCTGCGGCGGCAGGCGGCGCTCACCGTCGAGTTGCGCAACGTGCCGTTCCAGGAACAGAAGGAAATCGCCACCCTGATCCTGAAGGGGTCGCCGCGCCTTTGCGGGGCGGCTGTGGATGCCACCGGCGTCGGCATGAACCTTGCCGAGGATCTCGGCCGCACTTTCGGCCTGCACACCGAGGAGACGCCGGGCGGCCTGGTCTGGTCAGTGACCCTCAGCCAGAACTGGTACAACGAGAATTTCCCGCCGCTTAAAACGGCCTTTGAAGACGCCGGCATCGCGCTGACCAGGGACGCCGAGCACGCGGTGGACCTTCGCCTGGTCAAGATCATCCGCGGCATCCCCTCGATCCCGCCAGAGCGCGTCGGCGTGGCCGGGGCCAAGCGGCACGGCGACTTCGCGGTCGCCCTGGTGCTCGCCTATTTCGCCAGCCGCATGCAGTGGCACGAATACGCCTATGTCCGGGCTCCGATCGCCAAAAGCCGTTTTGAGGAGCGCGCACAGGAAGGCGATGGCTGGCGCGATCGGGCCAACGAAAAATCCGGCGCCTTCCGTTTGGGATCGCTTCGCCGCAATCCGGGGATCTACTGATGGCCGCCTTCACCTGGTATGACGCCTTTGGCCGAAAGGTCGACACGGCTGCCCTCAAGGAGGAACAGGCGGCGCCGACGATCGGCAGCGTGCGCCGCCACGATGCGTTGCACCCGGCGGCCGGCCTGACCCCGGGACGGCTTGCCCAGATCCTGCGCTCATCGATCGACAGCGATCCCGAGAACTACCTTGCGCTCGCCGAGGACATGGAAGAGCGGGATCCGCACTACGGTTCCGTTCTCTTCACTCGCAAGGCCCAGGTGGCCGGGCTCGACATCACGGTCGAGGCCGCCGGCGATGACGCCAAGAGCGTCGAGATCGCCGACATGGTCCGCGAGTTCATCTCCCGCGACGAATTCGAGGTCGAGCTGCGCGACATCCTCGACGCCACCGGCAAGGGTTTCTCCTGCACCGAGATCCTGTGGGACACGTCCGAAAACCAGTGGCGGCCGAAGCGGCTTGCCTGGCGCGATCCGCGCTGGTTCATGTTCGACCAGGTCGACGGCGAGACGCCGCTGCTGCGCAATGGCGGCAGCAATGACCCGCTGAAGCCGTTCGGCTGGATCTTCCACTCCTTCAAGGCCAAGTCCGGCCTGCCCATTCGCGGTGGCCTGGCGCGTGGCGTCGCCTGGACTTTCCTGTTCAAGAGCTTCACCATCAAGGATTGGGCGATCTTCTGCGAAGCCTATGGCCAGCCATTGCGGCTGGGCAAGTACGATGCCGGCGCCAGCGAGGCCGACAAGGAAAAGCTCCTGGAAGCGGTGACCAGTATCGGCACCGACTATTCAGCCATCGTGCCGGTGTCGATGGCGATCGAGTTCATCAAGGCCGATCTGGCCGGCAGCCACGACCTCTATGAGAAGCGCGCGGACTGGCTCGACCGCCAGACCTCGAAGCTCGTGCTCGGCCAGACGTCGACCACCGACGCCCAGAAGGGCAGCTATGCGGTCGGCAAGGTGCATGACGGCGTGCGCGACGACATCGAGAAGGCCGACGCCAAGTCGCTGCGCGCCACGCTCAATCGCGACCTGGTGCGCCCTCTGGTCGATCTCAACCACGGCCCGCAGAAGAAGTATCCGAAGATCTGCATCGGCCGGCCGGACGAAGTGGATGTCGAAGCCCTGGTCAAAAACGTCACCTCGCTGGTGCCGCTCGGCCTGCCGGTCAGCAAGAAGGCCATGCTCGACAAAATCGGGCTGCCCGAACCTAAGCCTGGCGAGGACTTGCTGGTCGCGCCCAAGGCACCGGCGCCGTTGGGTCCGGCGGCCGATCCCACCCAGTTGCCGCCAAAGCCTGGCCAGGCGGTAAACTCAGTCGGCAGTGTTAAGCGCGACGCCATCGAGCGCGCGGCAGGCGCCATGCTCGGCGACTGGATGCCATTGGTCTCGCCGATCGTCGCCGGCCTCGAAACCGAGATCGCCGCAGCCTCCTCGGTGGACGACGTGAAGGCGCTGCTTGCCAAACGCTTCGCCGGCCTCGATGCGGCAGCGCTGACCGAGCTGCTCGCCAACTCCGCATTTGCCGCGCGGCTGGCGGGCACGGTCGACGATCAACTTTGAAAAAGGAGTGAGATGATGAAGCGAAACGTATTTGGAAATCCTCGCCCTATGAATGCCGACGAGATGATCGAGGCTCTCGAAGAGGGTGGTTTCGATCCAAGCGCCGTCCAGGCGGAAATCAGCCAACCCGATGAACTCGACAGGGGTACCGAATTCCATGGTTGGAGCGCCGAGGTGCGCGACGACGAAAGTGGCGAGGAGGTGTTCACCGCCGCCGGATATGAGTCCAAGGAACAACTCCTCATAGATCTCGCGAACGCTGGTATCTGCGACATTAGCTTCCTCTCGCTCGCGGAGTAGCGAGATCGGGAGATCCGGCGCATGGATGCCAACCTCACGCCATTGCCTCCGCGCGACGCCATCGCCGCGCTGTTCGCTCGCGGCCACCGCCTCGATCCCGAGTTCTCCTGGCTGGACACCTGGCAGCAAGCCCATGCCCGCGCCTTCACGGTGGCGAAGTCGGCCGGCTTCGACATCCTGGACGATATCTACAAAGGCCTGCTGAAGGCGCTTTCGGAGGGCAAGACCTTCCGCCAGTTCGCGGCCGAGCTGACGCCGCTGCTCCAGGCGAAGGGATGGTGGGGCCAGCAGCCGGCCTTCGATCCGCTCTCCGGCGAAGAGCACTGGTCGCAGCTCGGCAGCACCAGGCGGCTGACGACGATCTTCGACGTGAACATGCGCGTCAGCTACGCCGCCGGCCACTGGTCGACCTTCGAGCGCAACAAAGCGGCGCGGCCATTCATCCGCTACGTCCATCTGGAAGGCCAGGAGCATCCGCGTCCGCTTCACGCGCTCTGGCACAACACGGTGCTGCCGGTCGACCACGCCTGGTGGAACACGCATGCATGCCCAAATGGCTGGAACTGCCACTGCACGCTGCAGAGCCTCAGTCAGCGCGATATTGACCGGTTGCTGCGCGAGGGCGAGAAGCTGAAGTTCGAGCCGGTGGCGGGAACGATACGCAAGTTCGTCAACAAGCGCACCGGCGAGGTCACCACCGTGCCTGACGGCATCGATCCCGGCTGGGCCTATAACCCTGGCAAGGCCGGTTACATCAGCGTCGTCGAACAGGATCTGGCGCGCAAGACGGAGTCTTCCGATTGGTCGACCCCGGCCAGCTGAATGACCCATAGAGGATCGCCGCACAGGCGCACGGGGGCCTCTAGTGGCGTCCACTGGGTGCGCGGAGGCCCTTCTAACGCCGTAGACCCGTTCAAAACCGATTTTAAGGCCTATCCAACCCCGATCGAGGCGGCAGCGAAAACGGATTTTTTGACAGCTTGCCGGTCGGCCCCCTGTCGGCTACCGTTCAGTTGCGAATTCGGCGGCGGACTTGGTCAGCACCAGTCCCGTCAGTTCGAGCCCCCAAGCATCGACCACCGCCCGCCATGGCGGGCATGATTTGAATGCAACAGCCGGGCCAATGTCCGGCGATGCACAACGCACTTGCCGCCCTCCTTTCGGCCGCCCTGGTCGCTTCCCACTCGACGGCGCTGACCGCTGTCGACGCGGAAGGCGATATCTGGCTGCAGCTGGTGCCGGCCGGCACGTTCACCGGGCGCAATGGGCAAGGACCATGGACCACCGGCGACAAGGCGTCGATGGAACAGATCGCCGCCAACACGCGGCAGCTCGCCGGCTCGACCGAACCCGTCATCGACTATGACCACCAGGCCATCTTCAGCGCCGTGCCGGGCGTAGGCGGCAAGGCGCCAGCAGCGGGCTGGATCAAGGAGCTGAAGGTCCAGGACGACGGCATCTATGGCCGGGTCGAATGGACCGCCGCTGCCGCGACCGCGATCAAGGCCAAAGAGTACCGCTATCTCTCGCCCGTCTTCTTCCACGAGAAAACAACCGGCCGGGTGCTCGCCATCCGCATGGCCGGCCTGACGAACACGCCGAACCTCGACCTGGTCGCGGTCGCGGCGAGTGCACTTTTCACCTCAAACGAAAATGGAGCCAGCATGGATAAGATCCTTGCCGCCCTTGGTCTTGCCAAAGGCACCAATGAAGACGGCGTCGTTGCCGCCATCAACGCCCACCTGACCAGCAGCACGGCGCTCGCCAAGGCTGCCGGCCTGACCGAAACCGCCAAGCCAGCCGAGATCCTGACGGCGGTCAACGCCATCACCGCCGATCTCGCCAAGTTCGCCAAAATCTGCGGCCTCAAGGCCGACGCCAAGGCCGACGAGATTGTCACGGCCGTCCAGTCGGCATTTGCGGGCGCCAAGCCCGATCCGACAAAATGGGTTCCGATCGAGCAGGTTGCGGCCCTGCAGGGCGACGTGAAGAAGCTGAAGGAGGACACGCTGGCCGACAAGGCCGAGGAGGCGGTCAACTCGGCGATCAGCCAGGGCAAACTGGCCCCGGCGCTGAAGGAGTGGGGTCTCGACCACTACAAGACCGACCCGGCGAAGTTCGCGACCTTTGTAGGTAGCGCCCCGGTGCTCACCGCGCCGCAGCTGAAGACGCCAAAGAAAGCCGGCGAACCCATCGCTGACCTGACGGAGGCGCAGATCGCTGTCTGCTCCCAGCTGGGCATCAGCCAGGACGATTTCAAGAAGACGCTTGCCGCCGAGGCGAAGGCCTAGGCCTCCGCTGCTCCAATCAAAACGGGGCCGAGCCCCATCTGAAGGACTGATTTTCAAATGACCGCTCTTTCCCAGGACCGCAACACTTCCCAGCTGATCGGCACCGTGCTGTCGCTTGGCGTCGCCGCCGCCACCCTGATCTACGGTGGCTCGATCGTCATGCGCAACGCCACCGGCTACGCCACCAAAGGCGCCACGGCGCTCGGCCTGATGGGCGTCGGCATCTCCATGGAGCGTGTCGACAACTCCGGCGGCGTGGCCGGCGACGAGACCATCAAGATCGAAGTCGGCGTCTTCAAGCTCGCCAACTCGGCGGCGGCCGATGCCATCACCATCGCCGACATCGGCAAGCCCTGCTACGTGGTCGATGACCAGACCGTGGCAAAGACCAACGGCTTGACGGCCGGGGTACCGACCAGGTCGCCTGCCGGCGTCATCGTCGGCGTCGAGGACAACGGCGTCCACGTCCTCTTCAACGAGGCGATCCTGCGCGCCGTGCTCGTCGGCAGCCGCGCATTCGTTCCAATCCGGGTCGCTACGCTGGTCGGAGCTGGTGTCTACCGCGTGCTGTCGCCCGCCGCCGGCAAGATCGTCAACATCGGTTCGGTGATCGAGGGCGTGCTGACCACCGGCGACGCGACGCTGACGGCCAAGATCGGCGGCGTTGCCGTCACAACCGGCGTCATCACCATCACCCAGGCCGCGTCGGCCGCTGGCGACAAGGACTACGCCCAGCCCACGGCCGCGAACATCGTCGCTGTCGGCGACGAGCTATCGCTGACCGTCGGCGGCACCAACGCCACCGCATCCGTCGCCAACGCCTTCTTCGAAATCGAGCGCGCCTGATCGCGCTCCAGCAACCTCACAAGGACCTGACCCCATGCTCGTGAATGCAGCCAACCTCGACGCCCTGCGCGCCGGCTTCTCCACCGCCTTCCAGGCTGGCCTTGGCCAGGCGCCCAGCCAGTGGCAGCGCGTCGCGACGAGGTTCACCTCGTCGACCCGATCCAACAAATACGGCTGGCTGGGCGATATGCCCGGCATGCGCGAATGGATCGGCCCTCGCCAGATCCACGGCCTCAAGCAGTATGACTACGCGATCGAGAACAAACCCTACGAAGAGACGCTTGGTGTCGACCGCGATGACGTCGAGGATGACAACCTCGGCATCTACGGCCCGCGCTTCACCGCCATGGGCCGCGCTGTCGGTTCCAGCAAGGACACGCTGGTGTTCGGTGCGCTGAAGGCCGGCTTTGCGACCGAGTGCTACGACGGCCAGTACTTCTTCGACACGGACCACGTCGTGCTCGATGCCAACGGCGCCGAGACTTCGGTGGCCAACACCGATGGCGGCGGTGGCACGCCCTGGTTCCTGATCGACAGCAAGCAGCCGATCAACCCGCTGATCCTGCAGATCCGCAAGGAGGCGCAGTTCGTCAGCAAGGACAAGGAGACGGATGACAACGTCTTCATGAACAAGCAGTTCCTCTACGGCGCTGACGGTCGCTGGGCTGTCGGGTTCGGGTTCTGGCAGTGGACCTGGGGTTCCAAGCAGACGCTCGACGCGGCGCACTATACGACCGCCCGTGCCGCGCTGGCCTCCATGAAGGGCGACTACGGCCGACCGATCGGCATCACGCCCGATCTGCTGGTGGTGCCGCCCTCGCTCGAAAGCGCCGGCCGGAAGCTCCTCAATTCCGAACTGGCGGCCGGTGGCGAGACCAATGAGTGGAAAGGCACCGCCGAGCTGCTCGTCGTTCCCTGGCTGGCCTGATCGGCCCGCCGAATTCGCCCCTGCCGGCATCTCCCCAACGGTGCCGGCAGGGTTTTTGAAAAGCAGCCGCCAAGGCTCCTTTTCAAAGACCCCAAAACGAGGATTGAACGATGGCAAAAGCGTTGCGCGCGGCCAAGGCAAAAGCCCCCAAGATGGAAGCTGCCGCTTCCGAACCGGCGCCACATAGCCTCGCCGTACAGCGCGGCGACGTCTCGGCCAAGGAAACATCCGGCCTCGAAGCGGTGCAAGCTGCACAAGGCCAGGATGCCCCGTCGTCGGGGGCGGCGACGGGGACACATACCAGCGAGCAGAGCGACGACCAGGGCGGAGCCGGCGATACGGCCGGCTCCGCAGGCTCGCAGGCGCTGGATGACGCGCTCGATGCGCTTGCCGGCCAGGGCGAGCACCTGGACACGGAAGCCGAGTTCCGCGCCACGTTCCCGCGCATGTCGGCCGAGCTCGACGCCTGGAAGGCCGAGCACGGCGACGAGCTGCCGGTCGGCCTCCGCATTCGCTCCAGGATCGATGGATTTCGCCGCGCCGGCATCGCCCACCCCAAGGCACCGGTCGAACATCAGCTGGGTGCCTTCAAAGGTCCCGATCAGCTGGAAGCGCTCTTCGCCGAACCCAACCTGGTCGTGGAGCTGATCTGACCGTGCACGTCCTCCTGCCCATCTGGCTTGTGCCGCTGACGCTGTCGGTCCTGATCTGGGCCGGAGCGATCTTTTGGCCGAGCGCGGACGACGGCATCTCCTATCAGCTGCGCGCCCTGGTTTTGGCGCTTGTCCGCTTTTCAGCCGCCTCTGCTGCCACGCTTCTGGTCTGGCTCGCCTACTTCATCTGGCTTTTCGTGACGGGTGCCTGATGAGCTATGCCGTCAAACAGGATCTGGTCGACCGCTTCGGCGAGAAGGAGCTGCGGGAGCTGACCGACCGCGTCAACCGGCCACCGACGACGATCGACGACACCGTGGTTGGCCGCGCCCTGGCGGATGCCACGGCCCTGATCGACGGCTACATCGCCAAGAAGTATTCGCTGCCGCTGGCGACCGTGCCGGACATCCTGGTCAAGGTGGCAGCGGATCTCGCACGCTACTTCCTGCACGGCAAGGCCGCGGACAAGGACAGCCCGGTCACTGCTGCCTACAACCAGGCGGTCGCCTGGCTGAAGGATGTCGCCAAGGGCCTGGTCGCGCTTGACGACGGCGGCGAGGCTCCCGAGGCGGCCGGCGGTGGCGCTATCAAGACCAGCGCGCCCAACCGCGTCTTCACCCGCGACAGCCTGAGGCGGATGTAATGGCTGACGGGGTCAAGCTCGCTCTCAACGACCAGGCGATCCTCGATCGGCTCGCGCAGCTCTCGCGTGCCGCCGAGAACCCGGCGCGCGCCATGGAGGCGATCGGCGCCTACATGGTCACCGCCACCCAGCGCCGGTTCGAGCGCGAGACTGGCCCGGACGGGCAGAAGTGGCAGCGCCTGTCGCCGCGCACCGCCCAGCGCCGCGTGGGCCGCTCCCAGCGCGGCTACGAGCATATCCTGCGGGTCAAGAACCGGCTCTATTCGAGCATCGTCTACGAAGCGACGCCCAACCAGGTCGAGATCGGCACCGGCATCGCCTATGCCGCCGCACAGCAGCTCGGTGCCTCGATCAACATCCCGGCCCGCGAACAGGACATCCACCTGGGCAAGACCAATCGCGGCAGCCGGTTCGTCAAGGCGTCGCGCAAGCGCAAGCAGACGCAACGGGTGAAGATCGGCGCCCACGTCGTCACCCTGCCGGCGCGGCCCTACCTGGGCGTCGACGCGGCGGACCAGACGGAGATCCTCGCCATCGTCGCGGACTTCCTGCGGACGGAGGCTGGCGAGCAATGAGCCTGGTCTCCGAACTGATCACGAGGCTCAAGCCTGATACCGGCGCGGCCTTCGCGATCGTCGAAGGTGCGACCGAGTTCGCCGCGATCGACGGCGTGCCCACGGCGATGCCGGCGGCTTACGTCATGGCTTTGCGGGAAGCCTCCGACGAAAACCAGCGCATGACCGGCAAGGCTCTGCAACGTCTCAGCAGCGACATCGCCGTGGTCATCATCACCAGCAACCTGTCCGACGTGCCCGGCAGCGCGGTGTCGGCGGACATCGAAGATCTGAAGGCCTGGGTGCGCGCGCGCCTGCTCGGCTTCGAGGCGGCCAGCTCCGCCGATCCGATCGAGCACGTCTCAGGCGAGATCCTGAAAACCAAGAATGGCACCGTCTGGTGGGAAGAAGTCTTCGGTGCCGCCAGCTACCTCGAGGAGCAACCATGACGAAGTCCTACGAACCGCGCCCGGCCGGTCGGCACATCATCGACCAGGCGACGGGCAAGCTTGTCCGCGATGGCGAGTTCACTGATCCGGGGGCCGTGGCGAAGCCAGCCACGCCGAACCGCACGCCGGCCGTCAAGCCGGCCGATGACACTGGCGCCGGACGTCCGGCTGGGAAAGGCAAGTAGCGATGGCCCGTTTTTACCGCAAGCTCGCCGTCCTGGCGAAAATCGAAACCGTCGAAGGCACCGACGCAGTCCCCACCGGCTTGGCCAACGCCATCCAGATGAACAACGTCACGATCACGCCGCTCGCCGGCGACCAGGTGTCGCGTGACCTGCTGCTGCCCTATCTCGGCCAGCAGGGCGTGATCCTGACCGGCACATACGCGACGATTTCCGGACAGGTCGAAATCGCCGGGGCCGGCGCCGCCGGCGACGTTCCGGGCTACGGCCCGCTGCTGCGCATGTGCGCCTTGGCCGAAACCATCACCCCCGACACCGACGTCCAGTATGACCCGATCTCGGGGGCCTTCGAGGCGGGCACGCTGTATTTCAATCATGACGGGGTCCGTCACATCCTGCTTGGCGCCAAGGGCAACGTATCGGCCAACCTGACGCCCAAGCAGATCCCGCACTTCACCTTCACGCTCACCGGCCTGCTCGGCACGATCAGCGACGCAGCCCTGCCAAGTGTCGACTACACCGCCTTCCAAGTGCCGCTGCCGGTCAACAAGGCCAACACGACGCTGTCGCTGCACGGCACAGCCGCCGTGGCCGAAAGCGTGGCGATCGACCTTGGCAACCAGGTCGAGACGCGCTTCCTGATCGGGGCTGAAAGCGTCCAGGTCGTCGATCGCAATCCGAGCGGCACCTGCGTCGTCGAGGCGCGTCTGCTGGCGACGACCAACTGGTTTGCGCGTGCCCAGGCGAGGACACGCGGTGCGCTCGCCGCCCAGCACGGCACGGTCGCCGGCAACATCGTCATGTTCGATGCGCCGGCGGTCGAGATCGGGCGGCCGACCGAAGGCCAGACGCAAAAGATCATCAACTACTCGCTGCCGCTGATGCTCTGCACCGACGCCGGCGACGACGAGTTCAAGATCACCGTCAAGTAGCGAGGGGGCCAGCGCCCCCTTTCAACGCCCCCTGAAACACCCTTTGAAAAGGCCCTGCACATGAAATTCAAGGTGATCGACGCGTATCGCTACTGGTGGCCGGTGACTGTCGAGATACCCGATCGCGACAAGCCCGGAAAATTCGCCACGCAATCCTTCACGATGCAGTTCGAGGCAATCTCATCCGACGAAAGCAACGACATCCTCAAGGAGATCGCCGCCCTTAAGCCCGAGGAGCAGAAGAAGCGCCAGCACGAGGAACTGATGCGGGTCTGCAAGGACTGGAGAGACGTGGTCGACGGGCCGGATGGCAAAGAGGAGCAGGTTCCTTTCAGCGAGGCGGCCCTGGCCGCCAACCTCCAATTCTCCTGGTTTAGCCGAGGTGTCTACAAGGCCTATGGGCAATCCCTGACGCCGGACGAGGCGCGAAGGGGAAACTGAGAGAGGTCGCGCGGGAATGGGCGTTCGCCCGCGCCGGGCAGACCGACCCGCAGCGACCTATGAGGATCGACAAGGCCGACGCCGAGCAATGGGCTGCGCTCAATGTCACGGTCGAGGTGGACGACGAGGAAGAGGCAGTCGAAGTGTGGCGGATAAACTGGCAATCGGTGATGGCATTCTTCGCCTGCGACACCCAATGGCGGACGGTGGCGGTGCCCGCCGGCGAGGGCCACCGGCTGATCCGACTTGGCATCGACTACGCCTCCGCCCGGCCGATTTTTGCCCGTCGCGACCGCGTTCGGGAGCGCCGGCTCTTTAACGACATCCAGGCGATGGAACAGGCGGCACTTCAAGCCATGGGCGAGATCGGCTGATGACCTTGAACTTGCCCCTAGCCCTGGTCATTTCGGGTGACGCCGCCGGAGCCAAGGCGGCGACCACCGAGACGACGGCCGGCGTCAAGGTGCTGGGTGCGGAGGCTCGGGAAACGTCTTCCGCCATGGTGGCGGCCAACGACCAGGTCGCGGCATCGGCGCGCGGCGCAACCGAAGCGATCGTCGCCCAGGCTGCCGCCGAGCGCAACATGCGGACGGGGATCGACCAGCGATTGGGCATCGGCGCCAACGTGGCCAGGATCGGAACACCGTTTGCGAACGACAGCTTCCGCACGGCCGACGTCGAAGCTTTCGGGCAGTCACTCGACCGACTGCGCGCCCGGTACAACCCGCTGTTCGCCGCCTCGAAACAGTATGAGAGCGAACTCGACGACATCAATGCAGCCCACCGGCTGGGCGCGATATCAAGCCACGAACATGAGGCGGCCGTCGACGGCTTGAATACCAGGTACACGGTGTTTGCCCAGCAAGGCGTCCGTTCCGCCGGTGTCCTCGGCACTGTCGGCGGAGCGGCGCGCCTTACGTCAAACCAGCTCCTCAACCTGTCCCGGCAGGGCAACGACGTCATCACCATGTTCGCGCTTGGCGCGTCGCCGATGATGATCTTCGCCTCGCAGGCCGGCCAGATCTACGACGCGCTGGAAAGCGGGCCGCGCGGTCTTCGTGGCTCCCTGCAAGGGATTGGCATCGCCGCAAGGGCGGCTGGCCAGGGTTTTCTCGCCTTTCTCGCGACGCCGGCCGGCATCGCGACGGGAGCGGTCGCCGCCGCCGCCGGCGTGGCCGCTTACGTGCTGGCCTCGCGCGAAGGTATCCAATCCGTCGACGAGGTCTTGGCAGGCCACAAAAAGCTGATCGACGAAATCGCCGCGGCATACCCGGAAGCGGCGGCGGCGGCCAAACAATATGAGGAACAAGCCAAGCAAATTCCGAGGTCTGTGGCGGCTGCCGATATCGCCGACCAGGTCAAGGAGAACAAGAAAACTCTCGACGACACGCTGGACGATCTCGGCACCCGCATGAAGCTGCTCAGCCAAGAATGGGGGCTTGTGGGGGCCGCCGGGTCCGAAGCCTTCTCGAAACTCGCCGATGTCGCCAACTCTGGTGCGGTCGATGCCGCCGAGCGGGTCCAGAACGCTTTGGGCAAGATGCGGATCGATCCGAGCCTATCGGAAGGAGCCCGCGATTTTGCAAAGCAATTTCAGGAAGGGGCGAATGAAGCAGTCAAACTGCAGAATGCCCTGAACGAGAAGAGTGGCATAAAAGCCATTGTTGTCGATGGCAGGCCCGCGCAGGCGACGCTCTTCGATCTGTCCAAGGGCCTCAAGAGCATTGGCACCGAAGCATCCGGCAGCGGCGCCGCCGTGGCGAAACTCCTCGGCGACATCAAGGCTGGCGGCGGATCGCTTTCCGCGCTTTCGGGCATCGACCCGAATGTGCGATCGCTGCAATCCATGTCGCAGGCATCGGCCGCGGCGAACCAGCAGCAGTTGCAGACGCTCGTCGGCTACAACAATGAACTGCGCAACACCAAGCTCGAATTGACCAGCATCCAGGCCGCCATTTCAAGCGCGGCCAGCACCCGCTCGATCGGCCAGTTCTTTGGCGATGTTTCCGGCATCAAGGGCGCGGAAGGTGCGCTCAGCTCGGCCACCGGCACGATCCAGAAACTGTTCGCGGCCATGCGCGCCGGCGGCGCCAGCGCGCGAACGGTCGCCGAGGGCATCGAGATGGTGCGCAACGCCCTCATCCAGGGTGGGCTTCCAGTCGCGCCGGTAAACGCCTTCATCGACGCCCTGGTTGCGGCACAGATGGGCCTTGACGCAACCACAACCAGGGTCGAGCTGCTGAAACATGCCATCAGCCAGATCCAGGACAAGACCGTCACGATCACCACGGTTTACCAGACATCGGGCGGCCCAATAAGCGTCCAGCGGCCCTACAGCGGGCCAGGCGGGCTGGCGCCAGCCGGATATTCGGGGCCTGGCTATAACACCTACGATCAGACGGCCGGGTATCTCGGCACGCGCGCGGGTCCCGAACGCCAAGGGTCGCTCTACGACAGCGTCCCGTCACTCTACGACAGCGTCAAGTCGATCGCCCTGTTTGCTACCGGCGGATTTACGGGACACGCGCCGACGGACCAGGTTGCCGGCTTGGTGCACGGGCAGGAATACGTCTTTGACGCAAGATCGACGGCGGCGATCGGCGTCGCCAACCTCGAAGCGATCCGCCGCGGCGTTCCGGGTCATGCCGCCGGCGGCGCGGTCGGCGGCGTGATGCCGCTTCTGGCAGGCGGCGCCAGCGGGCTGTCCATGATCGAGGAGAACACCTTTCAGACGGTCGAGGAGGTCAAGCGCTCGGTCGGCTATCTCTCGACGCTGGTAGACGACGGCCAGACCGCGATCGGCGCGTTGAAGAGCATCCAGAGCGCGATCGACGCAACGCGAGCGCCCGCATCGTCGTCGGCTGCTTCGTCGTCAGGGTCCTACTCGGGCTCATCTGGCGGCAGCGCCGGCGCCGGCGAAAACCCATTCAATTACGTCGGCGGCGCATTCTATTCGGGCAATGGCGGCTTCGACTTCCGAGACTGGATCGCCTGGCAGAACGCCAATGGCGGAGGCAGCGGCGTTGGCTTCGACACCGGGGGCATGATCCATCCCGGCGATACGCAGCAGGTCTCTTTCTTCAAGAACCCGAACGAACGCGTCATCATCGCGCGTCCCGACCAGTTCGAGGATCGGCGCGACGCCACGCCAGCCAATGCCGCTACCGGCCGCGCCGGCGCCGGCAGGCTGCTCAACGCCGAGTTCCACTATCACGCAGCACCCGGCAATCCGCAGCCGTCGCCGCAGGTACAGAGCGAGATGATGGACCAGTTCCGCGCCTTCCTGCTCGAACAGATGAGGGCGCTCTGATGGCGCTGCTGATCATGGATGAGCACGTCGCCTACGGTTTCCAGGCCAGCGCCGGCGGTTGGAACACCTCGGTCGTCACCGGCGGCGGCGGCATCCTCTTCCCATCGCAGATCCATGCGCTGCCGATGCGGCAGTTCGTCTTCTCCCTGGTCGACGCCACCCAGGACGAGATCCGCGTCATCATGGCGATGGTCGACGACGTGCGCGGTCGCGCCTTTCCGTTCCTGCTCAAGGACCACATGAACTACCGGCTGACCGACGAGGTCATCCTGACCGCCGCCGGCGGCGAGACCGGCGCCCAGGTCAAGCAGACATGGGGCACCAACAATCTGCTGTCACTCGACCGCAAATACCTTAAGGCCGGCACACTGTCGGTGAAGAAGAACGGCATCCCCCTGGTGCTAGCCACCGACTATACGGTCAACGCCACGGCTTTGCTGACCTTCCTGGCGCCGATGCTGCCGCTGGTCGCCGGCGACGAGATCAGCGTGACGGTGGAGTTCTATCACAAGGTGTTCTTCGACGCCGACACCTACCCCGTCACCATCGACCATCCGAACCGCGCCTCGATACGCTCCGTCTCGGTGACCGAGGACCGCTCATGAGCCGGGCTTTTTCTCCGGGGCTGAAGACTGCGTTGGGCGCTCGGCCGAACGCGCCTGGCCGCTTGCTGCTGGTCGCGCCGGTCGGACTGCCGGTGGTCTATCTCAACACCATCGGCGTCGACTTCACTTTCGAGGGCAATGTCTATCGCGGCAATCCGGGTTTCGTCTGGGTCAGCGGCCGCGTCACCGACAGCTCGGAGTCCTCGCTCGACGTCCAGATCCCGCTGCTTGCCGGCGGCCCGGTGACCCCCGACGACGTGACGCGCGGGCTCTACCAGGGCGCTGCCGTCATCACCCGCATCATCGACTTCGAAGCCGGCGAGGTGTCGCCGCCGTTCGGCTTCCGATGGTCGGTCGGCAAGACCGACATCACCGACGACGACAAGGCGGCCTTCACTTTCCGCAATGACATCCGCATCGGCCGCGAGCTGGTGCTGAAAACGATCGGCCCCGGCTGCCGCTTTGACCTCGGCTCGACGGGCTGCGGCGTTGATGTTCTCGGCGCCTGGACCGACGAGGTGACGATCGTGGAGTGGTTCGACGCCGTCTCCTTCTCGATCGCGGGCGCTAGGCTGGCCGCCGTCGACGGCTTTTTCGACCGCGGCGCCATCATGCTCACCAGCGGCCAGCTCGCCGGCCGCGCCTTCACCGTCCGCTCCTGGGACCAGGGCTCGGCGATCGTCAAACTTTGGGAGCCGCTGCCGGCGCCGGTCGAGGTTGGCGACGTGGCCCTGATCCATGCCGGCTGCAACAAGAAGCGCGGCGTAGGCGGCTGTCTCAAATTCGCCAACAACCGCTATCTGGGTTTCGATGATCTGCCGGCCGACGACGCCAAGTTCACCTATACCGGCACCGTTGCCCCGGTGGTTACTACCGAGCCCAAGCCGCCGCTCTACGGCTTCTGGGGGCGGGCATAGTGGCGGTGTCAATCAATTGGGGACGCCCAAGCGGTGGCGGCTTCTTCAACTTCGGCGCGAAGGCCTCCGAACCGATCTCGTCGCGCGCACAGGACTACAAGTCGCCCGGCGACAACTCCTCGCCGGCCGGCAAGACCATACCTGCCGGCAGCGGCACCTCGGCCTATGATGGCCAGATCGTCTGGTGGGGCGACTTCAAGGTCAAGGACGGCAAGGTCACGGCCTCTTTCGCCATTCTGTTCAAGGATTGCCTGTTCGCGCCATCCTTCAGCCTGCTCAAGCTCTATGCCGACAAGCAGCTGATCATCTCCAACATGGCGCCGCTCCGGCAGTCGAGCCAGAAAATACGTTACCACGACGGCACCCAGACCACGCCTGACCCGCTGCTGCTCGCCCAGCTCGGTGCCGACAAGGTCACCGTATGGCCGGGCCTGCCCTATGCCGTGTTCGAGGATTTCGACTGCACGCCCTACGGCAACCACGTCCCGCTGATCCGGGCCGTGCTGTCGGGCGCGGTGACCAATATCGCGGCAAGCGAAGAACAATCGACGCTGACGTTCGGCGAGATCGGCTCGTACGAGACAAACTGGCTCGCCGTCGACCGGACGAGGAACCACGCCTATGTGTTCTACTGGGCCGACATCGACGATGATGGCTTTATCTCGGTCGTGGACATCGCGAGCAACGCGGAAATCAGCCGTGCAGCGGTTCGGGCCACCAACTACACCTTGCTCGAATACATGCTGGCTCTTGACGGCACGGACTACGTCATCGCGGCGGTCCATGAAACATCGGGCGCAGCCTATTACGACCTCTTGCTCGTCAATGCCTACACCGGGGAGGCAGTCGCGCGGTTGGAAGCGCTGTTGTCGGGCGGAGATCCCCTGGAGGCATTGCCGCGAACCGCAGTGATGATTGAAAATGCCGCCGCAACCAAGTTCGTGGTGCTGTGCGGGACAATCTTCCGCGGGGCGGCGACGCAAAGCTACCTTGGCGCGCTGCTGGTCGATGTGACCAACGGCACCATGGAATGGGTGATCCATCCCTACACCAACCCGGCGCCTGGTGCCGGCGAGCCTTACGCCATCGCTATCGGTCCGGTCGCCGATGGTGCTGTGACAATCTTCTATGCCGAGTGGGCGAGCGGCAGTTTCACGGTGCGCAAGGCAGTCATCAATTCTTCCGGCTTCACGGCCACAACCTTCTTCACCGAAGTGGTGAGCCATCCGTCCTATCTGGGATTGGCTTATGATGTGACGGATGACGGCGTCATCCTCTATCGCAGTTCGCCGACCGTGATGCGGAAATACAGCGTCGCCGGCGCGCTTGTCTGGACGGCGGCGACACCGCCGGCAGCCCTGTTCCTCAATGCCAGTTTTGGTAGCTATTCCGATTTCCGCTATTCCGCGCGCCCCGGTTTCGCCATCGCGGCGCAGCAGGACTCGACCGGCGACGTCTATCAGATCGATCTCGCTGACGGCAGCGTGGCTCAACTCATCGTCAAAGGCGATTTCAGCGACGAGGGAGATTTCGCGTACTTTGACGAGTTCGCCGGGGTCTATGTTGAAGAGAGCCTGAGCACGCCCGGCGTCATCAATAAGATCACGCTCGGTGATATGACGCCCAACGCCGTCGACCTGGTCGACATCCTCACCCAGTTGGTGACCTATGACGGACGCTTCGACGCTTCGGACCTCGTATTCGTCGGGTTTCCCGGCAACGAATGTAGTGGCTTCAACCTTGCGAACGACACCACGATCGATGACACCGTGCAGTCGATCTGCGATGCCTTCGACATCAAGACCGTCGAGAGCGACGGCAAGCTGAAATTCTTCTGGCCGCCACGCGACGTCTCGTTCGCCGTCGACCAGGAGCTGGCGCACCAGGACTTCGTCGAGACCGGCACCCAGACGGCCGTCAAGACCATCAATGCCGGCGAGGACGAATATGCCGGCGTCACCTTCGGCTATTACGACCAGGACGCCGATTACCAGAAGCTCGAACAGCCCTTCGACCGGCCGCTCGGCGTCTTCGACGTCACCCGCTCCAGGAAGCGCCGCACCATCCCCTCGCTGCTTTCGATGACGGCCAGCCAGGCGCTGCGGGCCGCGACGCTCGCCGTGTTCCGCTCGGTGCTTGGGAACCAGACCTATGCCTTCGGGCTGCGGCCCGGCATGGCGCATGTCGAGCCGGCCGACATCGTCGCCTTCGACTTCCGCGGCTTCCGCACCGTGGCAAGGATCAGCGAGGCGACCTTCAAGGCCGACTACACGCAGGACTGCCTGGCAAAACAGTATCTGCAATATTCGGAAGCGACCTATGATGGCGCCACGCTGACGCCGCCGCAGCTCGCCACGATCGCGCTCTATGCCCGGTTCATCTGGCTCGACACGCCGCTGCTGTCGCGCGCCCACGACCTCGCCGGCACCGGCCTGGTGCAGTATGCGCAGATGACCGGCTACGGCACGGCGGCTCTCGCCAGCGCGTTGCTCTACCGATCCGACGATGGCGCGATCTTCACGCTGATTTCCCAACGCTCCGACATCACCCCGGTGGCCGGCATCATCACCGCGATGTCCGGCACGCCCACCGACCCGTTCTCGACCGATTTCGTCAACACCATCCACGTCGCGATCGGCACCGGTGATCCGGCCTCGATCCAGTCGGTTAGTGCAGCGGCCTTCTATGACGGGGCCAACTTCGCCGCCATCGGCCGGCCCGGTGGCTGGGTGCTGATCCACTACCAGGACGCGGTGGTAAGCGACGGTGTCGCCCAGCTTTCGACCATCATCTGGGGTGCGCTCGGCTCGGAAGTGTTCATCGCCAGGCTGGCGCCCGGCGACCTGTTCGTGCCGCTCAACCCGGCGCACTATTCGCGGTTCAGCAGCGCCGTTGCCGGCCTCGGCGACGCGCGGTTCTACAAGGCGACCACCGCGCTGCTGCCGCTCGGCGCGGTGGCCACCGAGGCGCATGTCTCCACCGGAGCCGCCGAAAAGCCCTATGCCTGCGTCAACCTGCGGGCGGCCGTCGACGGGTCGGACATCGACCTGGCGGCCGACGCGCGCTCGCGGCTCAGCCCTTTCGAGATGTTTGCCGCCGACCCGGCCAGCGGCGAAGCGATCGACGCCTTCGAATGGGACATCATGGACGGCGGCACTGTCCTGCGCACGCTGGAAAGCGCCGACCCCGCGGTGACCTATCCCGACGCCGATATCGTCGCCGACTTCGGCGCGCTGCCGGCCACCTTGACATTCCGCCTCGCCAAGATGAGCGCCGTCGCCGGGCGTGGCCACCTGGCGCAGGCGACGATCACGCTTTGAGGGCACCATGACGATCGAGAGAAAGAACCCGAACGCGACGCCGGTGGCGGCAAGCCAGATCCACAACGGCATTGCCGCCGTCAACGACCGCGTCAACCGCGAGGAGACCGCCAACCATGGCGCCTCCAGCTTCGCCCTGGTTGGCGCAGCCGACACCATGACCTCGGCCGAGCTGTGGGACGGTTCGCTGATCGCTCTGACCGGCGCGCCATCCGGCCCGTTCACGCTGACCTTGCCGGCCGAGGAGCGCGGGCCGGTGAAGTTCGTCAACACGACTGCCAAGGACGTGACCGTGACGATCGCCGCCCAGCCCGGCGACGCGCCGGTCATCCCGGCCGGTGGCGAAGGGACGCTGCGGATCGACGGCACCAATGTCTCGGTCGAGATCGCCATCACGCTGGGCATCAACCGCTTTATTGCGCTCAGCCAGGCCGACTACGACGCGCTCGGCACGCCGGACGCCACCACGCTTTACGTCATCAACAGCTAGGAACCCGACCATGGCCGCCTTTGTGAAATACGAGACCTTCATCGAAAATCTGATGAACAAGCTGATCGACGCGTTCGGTGCGACAGACACCTGGAAGGCGGTCATCCATACCGATGCGCCAACGGTTGCCACCGACAACGCCGTCTCCGACCTGACCCAGATCGCCGGCAACAACGGCTATACCACCGGCGGCGCGAACATCACCTACAACTCGACCCGCACCGGCGGTGTCGTCACAGCGACGGGAGCGGATGTCGTCTGGACGGCGGCGGGCGGCAATCTCGGCTCAAGCACCACCGGCCGCTATGTGTCGGTCTATGACGACACCTCGGCCGGCGACAATCTGGGCTGGAGCTATGACTACGGCGCCACCTTCACCGTCGCGGATGGCGAGACATTCACGCTGGATTTCGGCGCATCCGTTCACGCGATGCAGTGACCGCCATGGCCCACGTCCTTGCCTGCGCACGCTACCCCGTCGCCAAGCTCTTCGATCTCCTCCCGCCGAAATACATCGAGGCGCTGGAGCAGAACCAGCAGATCGCGTCGTGCTGCCGGCACCCTGAAAATCACGAGATCGAGGCGTTCTATTCGAGCGAGAACTGGCGCGACAAGAAGAAGCCGGACGGCAGTCCGGACCCCGCCGGCGGCGTTCCCGACATCTACATTTTCCACTGCACCTGCGGGAAACAACACAGGCGCTTCTGCGTCGGTGGCGGCGACGTCAGACCGTTCTGGGAAGTCGCCTGAAAGCTTCGTGAGGGATAGGCGTTTCGATGGACCTGAAGCTGGGCAGCACGACACCGACCGCGCTCTATCTCGGCGCCGATCCAGTGCTGAAGCTCTATCTCGGCGCCGTCGAGATCTGGGCCGCTGGCGGCGCCGGGCTGACGCTTGCCGCGAATGCCGGCTCCTATGCGCTGACAGGCACGACCGCGACGCTGCAGCGTGCTTCGAAGCTCTCTGCCGCCGCTGGTTCGTTCGCGTTGACCGGCAGCACAGCGACCCTGCGGCGCGCGCTGATGTTGTCGGGCATATCGGGCAGCTTCACGCTGACCGGCAGCACGGCCGGCCTGGTCCTGTCGAGCGCCACCAAGGTCCTCGCCGCCGATACCGGGTCATTCACGCTGAGCGGTCAGGTCGCTAGTCTGCGCCGCTCGCTGATGCTTGCCGCCGGCTCGGGTTCGTACGCGCTCACCGGCACCGCTGCCAGCGTCGCCTACGGCAGGAAGGTGGCCGCCGGGGCAGGCTCGTTTGCCCTCACCGGAACCGCCGCTGGGCTGCTGCGCGGCTACAAGGTCGCGGCGGCGGCGGGCAGCTACACTATGACGGGCACGGCTGCGACGCTGACCAAGGCAGGCTTGACCGATCCCAATTTCTCTAGCGTAAAACTGCTGCTCGGGTTCGACGGTGTCGATGCGGCAACGGCAACATCGGACGAAAGCGGCGCGGCACGCGGCGCAGCGACTTTTGTTGGCACTGCGGCGTTAGATACCTCGCAAAAGGTGTTCGGTCTGTCTTCGCTGCACGTCCCGGGTAGCGGCGCATACATCACCTTCCCGGACTCCGCCGATTGGACGTTCGGAACGGGACCATTCACTATGGAGGGGTTCTTCCGGTTCGCCGCGACCCCGACCAACTGCATACTCCTAACTCAATGGAGCGGCGGTTGGGCGTTCTGGTTTAATGGCGGCAACCTGCTATTCCGCGCGTATGCTTCCACCGACTCCGGTTCCTACACCTGGTCGCCGACACTCAACACCTGGTACAATATCGCGGTTGACCGGGATGCCTCCAACGTCATCCGTATCTATGTCGATGGCGTCATGCGGGTGAAGACCACTGGCTATACGGTCAATATTTCCGACACCAATGCGGTCTTGGCTGTCGGCAGCTTACGGCCCGGGGGGTTCACTTCATACGATATGAACGGCTGGGTCGACGAATTGCGCATCACCAAAGGCGTAGCGCGTTACGCTTCGGACGCCGGCTTCACCGTGCCGACTGCGGCATTCCCGCGCTCCTGACGAAACGGGTGTGCGAACTGGCCGAGATAGGTCGTCGGCATTGGCCCCTCCACACCGTACTTCTCAGGCATCTCGGAACCAGGAACATGAAACGTGCCGAACAGCACGTCAAAGAGCGCAATCTGACTGGCGAAGTTCTTGTCGTAAGCCGCTCGGTCGTCGGCGTGATGCCAATGGTGGAACTGAGGGCTGGCGATCAGCCACTTCAGCGGGCCAAAATTGATCCTGACGTTGGCGTGGAGGAGCAGCGCGTGGCCGGTGTAGATGACGAAATAGATCGTGATCGCCTCACCTGAAAATCCAAGGAAATAGATAGGCGCCAGCGAGACGGCTTTTGTGATGATCTGGTCGACCGGATGGGCGCGAAAGGTGGCGAGCCAGTCAAGTTCCTCGATCCCGTGGTGGATTGAATGGAAGCGCCAGAGCGCCGGGACAGCATGAAAGGTGCGGTGCGCGGCGTAGACGCCAAGATCGGCGATGACGATCATCTCGATCACCTGGAGCCAGATGGATTGACCGCCGATGGCCAGCAGCAAGCCACGCGGCACTAGCAAGCCCGCCGCACCCATTGCGGCAGCCGCAACCATCACGATGAAAATGTTGGTGATGGCGCTGTTCAGAACAGCATAGATCACGTCGTTGCCGAAGCCGTTGCGCAGTATTTTCTGGGGACGCAGGGCTAGAAGCCGCTCCAGCGGAACGAAGATCACGAAGCAAATCAGCAGCGACTTTAGCCCGAGAACATCCATTTTCAGTATCTACCCCCGCCCAAGCCCGCAAACATTTAGCACGCCTCCAGACACCTTCAAACCTGCTCGTGGGGGAATTGATCGTTGGTTTCCGCTGAACCAATTCTTAACGGAAGACGTTCATCTTTCTTCGCAAGAATGTTGCGGGGACGACCGATGCTGAAATATGCCGCCAGATTGATCTACCTCGCTCCCGCAGTGACCTTCGGCCTTGGCGCGGCGTTCATCGCGGCGGCCTACCGGCTCGGGGCTTCACCCGCCGATCCGGCCGCCTGGCAGAGTTTTCTGGCTCTCGCCCCTCTGGTTCGGGAGCCGGTCTACCTGGTCGCCGGGCTGCCGGGCTCCGGCTATGCCGCTGCCTTCGTCTTCTTCGCAGCCGCCGCGCTCGTCGGCGCCATGATCGCCTTCTCTTCCCGTCCAACCGGCAGGGCGCGATTTGTCCATGCCCATGTTGCCTTCCTGATGCTGTTCCTGTCGATGGGCCGCGCAGGGGTCTTTTCGGCCGGCATCGATACGAACGGCATCGGCCCGAATTCTCCGATCGACTGGACGCCGGATTTCAGCAGCTTTCCCGCTATTGGTGTCGGCCTTTGTGCAGTCGTCGCGCTGGCCTGCGCCGCTACCCACCTGTCCGTCATACGTGACATGATTGCCCAGTCGACCGCCAAGCAGAAAGTCGAGAGCCGGCGAACCAGGCGTTTCGCGGTGGTGGCCGGTGCGGCCCTCGCGGTGGTCGGCGCCATCACTACGGCCACGTGGGCCAGTGGGTGGGGCCCGTTCGGCTCGCCGCCCCAGCTCAACGCATGCGAGCAGGTGAAGGGGCGTCTTCACTGCTGGCAGTAGCTATCGTCGTGCACGTCTCCATCCGGCAGCCTGCGCCTCATACTCGGAGCAGAACCAGGCTTCGCCATACTCGGGCCTGATGACGGTCTCTGAATAAAACTTGTCGCCCGGCATATGATAGATTTTCTGGCCGGTGTTGATGCTGACATTGCCCTTGATGGTGCATGCGGGATTTAAAGAGTTCGGAAGGCTCACCGCCGGCAAACCCTCGCTGGCGACGTAAGTGCCGGCGCCAGCGCCAAGGAAGGCGACGATCGGCAGCCTCCAGTGCCAGCTTGATGTCGCCATGATTTCAGCCGCCGAAAAGGTAGAACCGCTCGCCCGTGCATTCGACGCGGTACAGATCGCAATCCCAACGGTCGACCCTCGGCGTGGGGACGGTGTAATTGAGCCGCATGGAGTGCTGGATCTTCCATCCCTTGTTCAGCCAGCGGCTGATGTCGTCGATGGCACAGAATGGCCGCTGCTGGTTGATGGAAGCGAGTGCCTGTTGGATGTAGCCTTCGCAGTCGCGCTCGTAGCTGTGGTCGTGGAAATCGAACGAAAATTGCTCGTAAACGTCGACCGTCAATTGCTGCTCAGCGACCGCTACGGACGGCAACATCATCAGCAAAAACAGACTTCGCCCCAAGATCCCCATCGCCGGAAGCTAATCCGAACCACGCGCGGGAGCAATATGGGTGCAACATGGCTCGAGTTGCGGCCGCTCACGCACTGGCAGCAGCATGCCCGATACTGTCAGCAATGACGGGAAAACAGGATTCTCAATCCATGCCGATCGGAGTAGGCCCTGGCGACAGGTGCTCGGGCCAATTCCCGAGAAGCGGGCCTAGTTTGACGACCGACCCGCCCGGCAGCATCAAGAGATAACCGCCGCACCTGGCCCTTTCGGGCGCCGGGACGGTGACTGATTCGCGGAAGCCGTTAAATGACCCTTCAAGACCCGTTCACAGCTGTTGATCCGGTTCGGCCGCCAGCCGGCTATATCGGCGGCAAGCGTCGCTTGTCGGAACGCCTGGTCGCGCTTATCGCGACCGTCCCCCACACCACCTATGCGGAAGTGTTCGTAGGCATGGGCGGCGTGTTCTTCCGGCGCCGGTCTCGGCCGCGCGCCGAGATCATCAACGACCGCAGCGGCGATGTCGCTAACCTCTTTCGTATTCTCCAGCGGCACTACCCCCAACTCATGGACACGCTGCGCTTTCAGATCACGTCCCGGCGGGAGTTCGATCGACTGAGGGCCAGCGACCCCGCGACTTTGACCGACCTGGAGCGCGCCGGCCGGTTCTTATACCTTCAGCGCCTGGCCTTCGGCGGCAAGGTGGCCGGCCGCAACTTCGGTGTCGATCCACGTTCCTCGGCTGGGTTCAATCTGACGACGCTGGAGCCGATGCTGGCGGAGATCCACGAACGCCTTGCCGGCGTTGTCATCGAGCAGCTCGACTGGTCAGCCTTCATCGACCGCTACGACCGGCCAGGGACACTGTTCTACCTCGATCCGCCGTACTTCGGCAGCGAGGGAGACTACGGCAAGGCGCTGTTCGGCCGCGACCAGTTCGAAGCAATCGCGGCCAGGCTGCGCGACCTAAAAGGGCAGTTTGTCCTGTCGATCAATGATGTGCCCGAGATCCGCAAGGCGTTCTCCGGCTTCTATATGCAGGAGGCGGAGCTGCTCTATAGCGTTTCAGGCGGCAAGGGCCGGCCGGCCAAGGAGCTGATTATCTCCGGATGA